ATACCTCATCATTAGAGATGCAATTACATTCAGTCCTAATTTCAGTACATACGTTACACATTTCGCTATAGTTACTCATTTTTAACTCCATAAATCTTATCTAAGATTCTGCCATACTTTTTTCCTATAATCCAACCACATTTTTTGGATTGAATTTCTACAAGTTCAGCAATTAAATTCAATTCTTCCTTTTCAAATTCATTTTTCATTTCTTTTTTTTATCCCGAAATCTTCAGGCTCTCGAAGTCCTTTAATCTCTTAATAATATAAGGTATTCCTCATTTATAAACCTTTCTATACTGGACTATCTATATTTTCCTTTATAAACCTTCCTTTAATTATATAATTAATAAAATATCCTTTATATACTATTTCATATTACATAATATATAATGGCAAGACCAACTCAAGGTGAAAAGAAGGTGAATAAATCTGTGACTGTTTATAAGTCACAGGCTTTATTTTTATCAGAACACAAAAATATAGAGTTCTCTATATTAGTTAGAGAATTATTGGGAGATTTTATACTTAGATATAAGCGAATGCAAGGAGGTATTATATATGGTAAAAAGACAATTAACAGACAGTGAAAAGAAATTAGTTAACGGTTCTCTAGTAACTTTAAACTTAGAAATGAATTGGTTAAGCGCTCAGAACGAACTTAACGACTTGCAAATCAATACGTTATTAGAATTAAACTATAAGAGAACACTAGCTAACTTTAAACATCAAATAGTTAGTAACAATGGTCATATCGACGAACACAAGAATGCTATTAAAATTTTAAATGACCAATTAGCAAATGGAGTAGAGGTAAAAGAAGAAGTAAAAGAGGAGGTTAATAATGGACAAAACACTGAAGAAAGTAATTAAGTATAGTAAATCCCAAACCCCAGTAGAAGTGGTTTGGCTAGATATTACCGGAGAGATAGGAAAATCCAAAAATGAGATAGACAATATACATGATTTGGAAGAGTTATTATGCCAATGTAGTACATTTGGAATAATTTATAAATACGACAAGAATTGTATAGTATTGGCATCAGAGATGAGCGATTCTCAGGTGGATTGCGCTACGATTCCTATTGCGGTGATTAAGGAAATCAAATTGATTTCAAATAAGAAATGGGTAAAACACGTTTATATAGAAAAAAGGAGGAAAAAAGATGATAGATAAAATTTGGAGTAAATTACCAGTAAGAATATTAGTTTGGGCGTTAGCAGTAGGCTTAACAGTCGACGCTCTTGTTAAAACAGTTAACCTATTTTTAGGTTTAGCTGGATTAATTTAGTATGTATATATTTATAACTAAAAGGAGGTATAAATGGCAGAAAATAATTTAATTAGAAATGCAACAGTTGATGAAAAGAAAGAATTCGTAGAGTTAACTGGCAAAAGAAATTATGTAGATAAAGTTATTGATTTAATAACTAAAGAACAACAAAAATTTGTTATATTACATAAACCTTTTTGTGCCAGATGCGCGCGATTGGATTTTGAAGACAATATTGCAAAAGTACAGAAAACACAGAATGAAAATGTAAATCCGACTCAAGAAGATTTACAAGTAGAAGTTCCGAATATGTCTGATTATTCTAAAGCTAGTCGCTTTGAATTGATAGACGTAAATCCGGTTTTTGAAGATAAACTTATCGATGGTATGAGAGCGTCTACGGAAACTGGCAAATGGGATAACTACAAATGTAAAAATAGAGGATGTGGTTTGTCTGTATTCGTTCCTAAACTAGCTGAAAAGAAGTAATGGAACAAGAAGACTATTCCGTAGAGTATAAGTGTGACAATTGTTCAAATATTAGTTTCCACACAATACCTAAAGGAATAAAAGTAAGAAGTTTTTTATATAAGACAGTTTGCAAAGAATGCGATTGTGATTTAGTAAAAAAGAGAATAAAATGGGAATCGAAGAAGAAAAAAGAGTATCTGAAAGAGTAAAAGATATTCTTAAACCTAAAGGTACAGTAACTTGCCCTAGTTGTAAAGACTGTACTCTTAGATGTCCTTACCGCAAACATCTTGTAGAACAAGATGAATATGCGACTTGCCTTATTCCTCTAGTAAGAGAGAAGGCATTAAAGGATAAGTCTCCTATTTTAATGCTAGACGGTGAAACGGTAGTAATGTACGGCCAGGAAGTTTTAACGCTAATGATGGATGCGTTAAGAACAAGTAGGAACATCCATATGGCTGGAAACATCTTAGACAAGTTGATTAAACTTCAACAGGCATTCTTCCCGGCAACGCAGAAGAATATTAATATGAATGTCGAAGTATTCGACAAACAATTAGTAGAGTGGCGTAAAACACGTCAAGGTTTAGTTGAAATGGATTTAGATAGAGCTAAGAATTTAGCGAAAGAGAAATCAGACGCTATATTAGCGGAAGGTACAGATGCTGAATAGACAAAACGAAGAGATATTAGATTTTTGTGAGTTTTGGTTTAACTTCAAACCTCACTTTTATCAGAAAGATTTTTTAACCGCCTGTATTCGTGAAACTAGGATAGCAGGTAAATGGTGTAGACAGTCTGGGAAGTCTCATTCGGTTGCAGCATACGTCTTATACAAGTGTTTGACTAGTAATCATAGTTTCGTTATCACAGCACCCTCACAAAGTCAGTCTACCGAGTTATATAATAAGATTAAAGACTTTATCAATAGTAACCCTTTAATTGGGGAACAGTTGACTAAAGATACAGCTTCAGAAATGAGATTTAAGACAGGTGCACGAGTTGTTGCATTACCTTGTGGACCTGAAGGTAAGACCATCAGAGGACATACTGGAGATACAGTTATTATAGAGGAGGCAGAAGGTGTTAAAGACAGTATTGTTAATGGGGTTATTGTCCCTATGATTGCTTCCAAAAAAGGTAAAGGTCAGATAATTAAAATTGGAACACCTTTAACCAAAAATCACTTTTTCCACTCATGTTTAGAAGATAAAAGATATAGAGTTATTAATGTTGACTGGAAAGATGCAGTAGCGGCAGGTCAATATTCACAAGACTTCATAGATGAACAGAGAGAGAACTTATTGGACGTCGAATTTCAGTCAGAATATTGTGCTAACTTTGCCGATGACTCCCTAAGTTTCTTCCCTTTAAGTCTAATTAATAGATGTACGGAGAATTACGAATTAATTAGTATTATATAATTTAAAAATAATCATTTATAAAATGGAAACGACTAATATAAACAAGACACGAAAACCACGAGGTTATTGTATTTTATGTGGTAAACGAACTTGTCATCAAGAAGAGGACGGATTCACGTGTGTTATATGCTCAATGGGATTAGAAGACAAAATACAGGCAAAAGATAAAAGAATTCTAAGTATAGTTAAGAAGTCTGGACTAGGCTCCAAAGAGTTAGGTTTGCTTCTAAATCAGCCTAAACAATTTAATTCTAAAAAGGTATACGACCATTCAGTTAAAGGTAAGGTTAAAATCGGTATTATATCAGATACTCATATTGGACATGCGGCTTTTGACGAAGCTCTATTCAAATACTCTGCCGAGATATTCAAAAAGGAAGGAGTTCAAAACGTTTATCATTCAGGTGATATTTTAGAAGGTATGTCCGGAAGAGAAGGACACGTTTATGAGTTAGATAAATTAGGATTCAAACAACAGATAGATTACGCTGAAAAGTTATTTAAGAAACACTACAAAGGTCTAAATGTTTTCGGTATTACTGGGAATCATGACCATTGGTATAAGAATAAGAACAATGCCGGTATCAATGTTGGTGAAGCGTTACAATCAAGAGTTCCTAACTTTACTTACTTAGGTGAAAACGAAGCTTTAGTCAAATTAGGACATAAAACTAATATGTTATTATTCCATGCTAATGATGGGACCGCTTACGCTACAAGTTACAAACTACAAAAGTTAATTGAGTCTTTTACCGGTGGTGAAAAACCTAATGTTGTAGTAGAAGGACATTATCATAAGGCGATGTATATGTTTAATAGAAATGTTCATGGTGTTGAAGCAGGTACGCTTTGTAGTCAGACACCTTTTATGAGAGGAAAAAAGATTCCCGCGCATAAGGGCTTCTGGGTTTTAGAAATGGATATAGGTCAAAAGGGTATTAAGAAATTCTCTCCACACTTTTTTCCTGCATACGACTAAAATGGTGATGAAAGGTAATATTCCGTGGAATAAAGATAAAAATCATCCTAAATATGAATTGTATTTAGAAACTATTAAAAAGAAAAGCTCTAAAAGCTGGTTTAAAAAAGGACAAGTTGCTTGGAACAAAGGAATGACCAAAGAGTCTCATCCTGAATTAATTACTTATGGTCTGTGTGGAGACAAGAACCCATCAAAACGCCCAGAAGTTAGAAAAAAGATGAGCGAGTCTGCAATAAAGAAGATAATAAAAAATCCAGAATTACATCCTAATAGAATGATGGCTAACAAGGGTAAAGTATCTAAACCACAAATACAGTTATATAATATTATCGAATTCTTATATGGAAATAAACACCTAGAGTCGAATTTTTATATCAAATGTGAAAAAAGTAGGAGATTTGGCGACGTGGTCTTAACAGATAAAAAAATTGTATTTGAATTTAATGGGAGTTATTGGCATATCGATGAAGCTGCTGATTTGTCTAGAAAACTAGAAATAGAAGAACAAGGATATGAAGTTATTTTTCTAGATGAAATACGATTAAAAGAATTACAAAATGTGTTTGCTGATGTACCAAAACACATTCTTGATTTAAATAGGAGGATATAGAATGTTACACGAAACACGACATGATAAGGCTACATATAGTTTGGGCGTCGATCCAGCAAGATTTCGGCAATGATGCTTCAGCTTTTGTTATTCTAGAGAAAAAAGATTATGAAAATAAAGTTAAACTGTTATGGTTCGATGAAACGACTAAAAAAGAGTTAACAGATACTATCGGAAGAGTTATTTATTTAGACGGATTATTTAATTTCAAACATATATTTGTAGATGAAACAGGTTTGGGTGCGGGATTAGCAGATGTTCTAAAAGAAAAATTAGGCGGTAAAATTAGAGGAATAACGTTTACTATGAAGTCAAAACAGGATATGTTCAACAATTTAAAACTATTATTAGAGCAACAGAAACTTCAAATTCCTGCACACAAGAAATTAATTTATCAAATGTTAGCAATAGAGTACGAAAGAAAGTCAGATGGAAATATGAAAATATTTCATCAAGATAATAAACACGATGATATTGTTGCAGCATTGTGTCTTGCTGCATTGGAATTTCGAGTAGGACAGAAAACAAGAGGTAAATATGTTATATGTTAGATTATATAATCAAAAAATATTCATTTAAAAACATAATAACATATAATATAATTAGTTAATCATGGCACTGAAAGACGTATTTAATATTTTTAAAACTAATGAATCTAAGAAGGTTAGTTCTGGAGCAAAGATTTATCAGGCACCTGGTGAAGTAGTCACTAAACTGAACGAACAGTTTAAATCTTTAGTGACTCCTAATGAGTTCAAAAAATTTCTTAGAAAAAATGATATAGGTGTTCCTCATATTTTTGATTTCAATACAGCTGAAAATCTTTATAAAAAGTATGGATTAATTACAGCAATTACAGATAAAATAGTCGACTTTACATTAGGTCCTGGTATTTCTATTAGATGTGAAGACGAAAGAGGAAGTGAAATATTAAATACTTTTATTGATGATTCTAGTTTAAATTTAAAACTTAGACCTGCCTTAAAAGATGGAATTCTTAAAGGAGCAGGGTTTATGGAAGTAGCAGAAGAAAAGAAAAATGTATTAATTAAACCTATTAATGCTAACAGTATGTATGTTAATAGAAATGATGTAGGTGAAGTAAAGGGGTTCAACCAATACTTTGGTTCTACTGTAAAATCAAGTTTTGATGCAGACAAAGTTAATCCATTTAAACCTGAACAAATAATGCAAATTAATATTAATCAAGTAGGCGATTCAGCTTACGGTGTTGGTAATGTTTATCCTGGAATGGAAATTATTAACAACTTTTTATCTTCTCAGAAATCTTTACATACATTGATGCATAGAAAAGCTGGAGCACCTATTCATGTAAAGATAGGAGATACAGCAACTGAAGATATTCCTTCAGATGACGACATAACAAGCTTCGGAAAAACATTACAAGTGATGAATGAGAAAACTGAATGGGTAACAGGTCCTAATGTGGAAATGAAACCTTTAGATTTCGGTAATGTTGGACAAAGGTTCGAAGCAATTTTAGATAATGATTTCCTATTAATTTCTTATGCCTTCCAAGTGCCGGAAGTATTAATGGGGAAAGGAAATATTCCTGAAGGACTAGCTAAAGTTCAGATGGACGGTTTCGAAAGAAAGATTACTTCGTTACAAGAAGAAATTGGATATTCTTTAAAGAGAAAAATATTCGATAGAGTTCTAAAGTTAAACAACTTAGATTTAAAATACAAAATTGTTTGGGGACAACCTTCTCAAGAAGATAAATTAGAAAGAATAGGAAAACTAAAAGATGTTTTATCTGTTGCGACTTTAAGCAAAGGACTACATACTGCTGTTGAAAAAGATATAGCACAAACTATGGATTATGATGAACTAGAGATAGAACAAATTAACTTGGAAGCAGAAGAAGAAAGAAAAGAAGTTCAAGCAGTTGAGTTAGGTCAGAAAGTAGCTAAACAACAACAAGGAAGAAGTTTAGATAGACAAGCAGAAGATAAAGAAAGCATATTGAAAGTTCCAGGGCAAAGAAGTAGAGAATCAATTAAAAGAAGTGTATATTATAGTGAATTATGTTCATCAGGAATGAAGTTGATGGAAAGTTCCAAACAAATGAAAGTTAGTGAGTGGGTAAATTATAATTTAGAAGATGTTGAAGAAGAGATATTAGCAGTTTTAGCTAAAGACAAGTTTGATGATTTAAGAGCACTAAATAGAATCGAATTGAAAGCCGGTTATTTAACTAAAGCTGAAGTTGAGACACTAAGAGGCGTATTAAAAGAAGGGTTTACTAAAGACCTATCTATGGAAGAACTAGAGGTTAAAATTAAGAAAGAAGTTAATATTAAAGATTTAAAAGCTTATAATAGAGAGGGTGTAGAAGATAGAGTAGTTATGAAAGCATCAGTACGAGTTCCAGTAATAGCTAGAACAGAAACAGTTAGAGTAACTAATGAAGGAATGTTGGCAAGTTACAGAAAGAAAGATGTTGAAAAGGTGAGATGGGTTGCATCACTAGGTGAACGTACTTGTCCTCAATGTGAATCACTTAATGGTAAAATATTAAATGCAGTTAATCCGGAAATAGTACCTCCAGCTCACGCAATGTGCAGATGTGTTATTACACCGACTGGTGATTTTATATTTGAACAATTCAAAACTAATTTTAAAGAAGAGATTAAAGGTTTAGACGCTAAATATGCTGAGAAAACAAAAGCTTTAGTTCAAGAATTAAAAGTTTTGAATAAGAAACAGTTTACTAAATCATTAAGTGAAGTTCAAACTAATTCAGGTATAAGTATAATTAAACAAATAAAAGAAACATTAGGGAATGAGAATAACGGCAAAGTCGGTATGTTAACCGATGAGTTATTAAAAATTAAAAAGCAAGCGTCTGACGCTGAAAAAGAATTAGCAGTCAAAGAAGCATTATTAGGTTCTAGAACTAAGACCTCAGAAGTTAAAGATGTTAAATTAAGTATGACAACTGGACCTAAAGGTAAAGGTGTTGTTGATTCTGAAATATTAACAGGTAGACTCAAAGCAATGATAATTGATTGTGATAGCCCTGTTCAATTAAAAGTTATTCTTAAAAATCATCCCGGGTTGAAAATTTATGACAATAAATTTGCTATTGGTTCTTATTACGTCGTGCCGGCAACTGATACAACTACAGATGACAATAAGAGATTTACATACACACAAGGGGAGTGGACACTAAATGATGTTTTGACTATAGAGGCTAAAGGTAAAGCCAATTCTAAAGTAAACATTACGTTTAGACTAGACTAAAATGCCAAAAGGAATACCCAAATTAGGAACTAACAAAGGGTGGTTTAAGAAAAATACCATACCTTGGAATAAAGATAAAGTTCTAGGCTCTAATTTAGAACACTCTAAACGAATGAAAGGTATAAAGTGGTCTGAAGAAGTAATTAGAAAAAGAGCAAATTCTCACATCGGATATAAACACTCCGACGAAACTAAAATAAAGATAAGCAGAACAAGAAAGAAAAGAATCAAATTAGGGCTAATAAAAACTTTTGAACAAGGAGATAAAAACCCCTCTTGGAAAGGTGGTAAATCATTTGAGAAATATCCGAGAGCATTCTTGGAGATTAGAAATGAGATAATTGATAGGGATAACCATAGATGTCAAGAGTGTTTTAGACACAGAGAAGAACTAACAAGAGATTTGTGTGTGCATCATATTGATTTTGATAAAAAAAATAACAATAAAAATAATTTAATAGCATTATGTACTAGTTGTCATGCACAAACTAATTTCAATAGAGATAAATGGATCACATATTTCCAAAATCAAATGAAAATAGGAGGTAAATTCCTTTGCCAGAAATTATAATCGGGGGGAATGGTAACCCATACCAAATGAATATTACCAGTGAAGGTGCTGTACCTATTAGTGGAGTAATAACTATTTCTGAAGAAATACATATAGGGTCAGTTAGTGTTAATATAGATTCTATTTATGTTCAATCTGGAACAATGTATTTAGCTTCTGGAGATAATTTATCTGTTACTAATAGAGTTGCAGGTTCAATTGTTGATATGCCAGATGTTACTCAAGGTACAAATCCTTGGGTAGTTTTAGGAAGTCAGAATATAACTAATTTTGCTGAAGTAGGAAGTGTATCTACTCAAACCGTAGATGGCACTGTTAGTGTTACAGACATTGCAACAGCAGGAAGTTTAGCTACTCAAGGGATAGTAGGTTCTGTTAATGTAACTAATTTCGCAGAAATTGGAAGTTTAACTACACAAAATATTATTGGTTCTGTTAATGTAGAAAACAGAGTAGCAGGTTCAATTGTTAATATGCCTCAAGTGGTAGGTATATCAGGAACTTTATTAGAAGATTTTACTTTAAGACACACTCAAAGGATAGATTATGACGGAGATATATATCCTGTTTACATTGGAATGGCTGCACCAGGAACATTAGTAACTTCGGCATCTTGGCAGATAAGGAAGATGACTTATTCAGGTACAACACCTGCCTTGTTTAACGATGCTACACTTTGGGCTAGTGGCAATGTTAATTATGACAAAGTTTGGGACAATAGGTCCGGAACCAATGAGGCATACAGCTAATGATAAGAAAAACAATATTTATATTAGGTATATTACTTTTACTAACTTCTAGTGTAGCCGCTTTAGAAATGACTTATAATCCTTTTACAGGAAAGATGGATTATGTTTTAACTCTTACTGAAGGCAACTTAAATGTAAACGGTTCAGAATACTGGGATGATATGAATTCTATAAACACTACTCAAATGGAAGATAACTCTGGAGTATTGAACATCTTAGTTAGCTGGTTAGAATCATTATTTTATACTGAATCAGAAGTAGATACTTTGGTTGGTACAGCAGACTTACACTTACATA